TGTAAAATATGCAATGGTGCAAGATTTTATTTAGAGCACGGTAATAGAAGGGTAGTATGTAATGGATGCAAGGGCATGGGCTGGACATCTAGCGCACAGAGCGCACAAAGAGAGGATGAAGGGGAAGTCGATAAAACCCCCAGCACCTTTGAAAGATCCAGGACCCATGAAAACGATATTGGGGCCACGCTTTGTGGGAGCAATAATAATCCCAACCCCATCAAAAAAAGAGGCAGGCCAAAAAAATATCAAACCGCTTTATGATAAATATGATAAATCATGTAAATTTGCGATTGATTATGTAAAAAATAACACTAATGTTGCGCATATCTATCATAAACGTCGTAAGTACCAATACCTGTCACAACCGTTAGTTATTAATTTAATCATAGAGGTAATAGATAGAATGGCCGGTGAACACATAATGAGCTACGAGTATAAACTCGAAATGCTAAAAAAGCTTGCTGAGACGTGCGCTCGTCAAGCAGAAGAAAACGACAAGAATAATAGAGCTGCAAATGCGGTATCTGCTCTTGAGCTTGCTAATAAGATGCAAGGGCACACAGCGCCAACAGCAACAGATCCTGTTATAGATGATGAGCAAAGACAAAAGGCTAAGGCGATTATGGCTGAGTATGATAAAAAATATACGAAGGATTATTAAGTAAAAATGGTCTGGAAAACAAGAAGCCCAAATCTAACTAAAGAACAACATTTAAAAAAAGATGAAGAATATAGACTAAAAAGAGACCGAGACTTTCGAGTCCGAAATCAAGAAGAAAAAAATAAGGAAATGATACGTCAAGTCAACGAGGCGTTAGGATTGCATATAGGCTACAAAAAATATGACCCATTTGTACATAGATAAAGATTTAGCCGAAATAAGAGCCAAGCTACTGGGGTCTTTTCTTTCTTTTACACAATTTTTTTTTACTGCAAGGACAGGCAAAGAGTTTACGTTATCTCAGCCAGTTGGGAGAGAATCTCATTTTATAAGTTTAGCTAAGAGTTTAACTTTAGTCTTTCGCGGGCAAACTCAAAACATTGTAATAAATATTCCACCGCGATTCGGTAAAACGGAGATGCTCATACATTTTGTAGCTTGGACGCTTGCTCATTACCCCGACTCTCAATATATATATGTGTCTTATTCGCATAGCTTAGCAGCAAAACAAACTCACATTATTAAACAAATAGTACAATTACCTATTTATAAACGCTTATTTGGCGTCGAAATCCGGCCTGATTCTACCGCCAAAGACAATTTTGAAACGACAGCTGGTGGGACAATATACGCCGCTGGCGCTGGCGGTACTATTACAGGTCGAGGAGCCGGTTTAAGAGATGGCTCACGCTGGGGTGGCGCTATAGTAATCGATGATATTATTAAACCCTCCGAGGCCACTAGCGATACTATCCGATGCGCAGCAAACGATTGGTTTAATAATACCCTTCAATCACGCGTTAATAGTGCCGCTACTCCTATTATATTTATTGGGCAAAGAACTCATGAGGATGACCCTCCTAAACATTTATTGGACAATGGATTTACACCATTTATTCTGCCTGCGATAGATAGGGCAGGAAATGCTTTATATCCAGAGTATCTTCCATTGAACCGCTTAAAAGATATGGAGGATAAATCCCCTTATGAATTTTCAGCTCAATATCAACAAGACCCGCAGCCTGCGGGTGGTGGTATATTTAAACCCGATAGATTTGTATTGCTAGACGAAGAGCCTAATATCCTATCAACCTTCCTAACAGTTGATTCAGCAGAAACAGATAAGAATTATAATGATGCAACTGTATTTAGTTTTTGGGGTCTTTATCAAATACAAGATTATGAAACTCAAACAGATATTTTTGCACTTCATTGGTTGGATTGCGCGGAGCTGCGCATAGAACCAAAAGATTTAGAGGGAGAATTTCTCGCATTTTACAATGAGTGCTGCCGCCATAAAATTAAACCATCCCTAATAGCTATAGAAAAGAAATCTACCGGAGTCACGCTTTCGTCTATCTTGTCCACGTATCGCGGTCTAAACGTCCATCAAATAGATGCAAACCGCTCAAATGGCTCTAAAACACAGAGATTTTTAGAGATACAATCCATAATTAATAAGCGGCTAATATCATTTTCTAAAGAAGCCAAGCATGCCGAATTATGCGTAGAACACTGCCGCAAAATCACCGCGAATAACTCTCACCGCCATGACGATATAGCCGATACCATGTACTATGCAATAAAAATAGGTTTAATAGAAAACATAATTAAACATCGCCACGAAACATCAAACAATACCGACCGAATAGTTGCTCAATTGGCCAAAACCAATCATAATGTCAATACATTAAGAAAAAATGCATATAGGGCGCATAATCCATGGCAGATGAGATAACTGGTGACATAGAGATTTTCAAGAAAAACGTGAAGAATTCTCATGAGTATTTTAAACATAACTACGCATATTTTAATCATGCTAGATTTAGTCTTTATAACAGCACCCTTGATAATACTGATCTGGCTGTGCTTTCAGAGACACAAAAACCCCAAATAGAATTTAATATTGGTGAGGCTTATGTAAGCAGATTGCTCGGTGAATTCGCGAAGCATGAGCCATCTATTGAAACATCTCAACGACCTGGTCGCAAAGTAATGCCAGAGCTAATAGATGTTATAGATGGCCATATGCGTTATATATTTCAAGAAGCATGTCGCACAGGCGTATTAAAACAAACTTACGAAGAATGCTTATCTGGCGGTTACTCAGCTATTAAAGTTGTCCCTGATTATGCAAGCCCTATGTCTTTTGATTACAATATTTTCCTAATGAATGTATTCGACCCAACCTTATGCGGCTGGGATCCGTTAAGTCGTACAAAGCATATGGGAGATGGTAGTTATTGTTTCGAGTTAACTCCTAAAAAATTAGAAGATGCTCAAGAAGAATTTGGCGTAGATATTAAAAACGTAACGTTCACCAGAGAGATGGGCGGTTTCTCATGGTACTATCAATCCGGCTCGGAAAAAATAGTCATGATTGCAGATTATTATTACAAAAAGAAAAAAAGAGAAAAAGTTGTACTTCTTGCAGACAAACAAATTATGCTGGCAAAAGAATACAAAAAATTCTTAGAGCGCTGGAACGCAGAAGGAAGAATCGAAGCAGCGCCTGCCATTGTTAATGAAAAGATGGAAAATATAACACGCATTTATCAATGTATAATCAGTGGTAATGAAATAATTGAAGAACATGAAACGCCCTATACTGGGCTTCCTATCGTATTCATGGATGGTAATTCTAAGAATATCAATGATACCGTGACAGGTGGAAACAAATTATATGTTCGTGGTTATTTACACAATATCCGTGGCACTCAAAAGCTAAAGAACTTTGCTGGTCAATGCTTAGCCAATGAATTAGAAAACATGATACAACATAAAATCATGGCACCTAAAGAGGGCGTTCCGGAAAACTATTTAGAAGCCTATCAAAACTTCCAAAAGGCTAATTGTTTAATATATAATGCATACTTTAATGGCAATCCAGAACAACCATTGCCACCCCCAAGAGAAATTGTTAGAACTCCAATTCCTCCGGAAATAACAAATACATTTACTCTAACAGACCAAATGGCTCAGACCATTTTAGGTAACTTTGATGCTGATTTAGCGCGTCTGAGTCAACAAGAGATATCAGGTATTGCAATACAAGAGGCGGTAACTCTCTCAAACGCATCTGCAATGCCGTACCTGATTAATTATATGCAAAGCATGACCCAATGCGCGACTTTAGCTTTAGGATTAATTCCTAAGTATTTCATAACTCCTCGTACAATTCCTATACAGACCAAAGAAGGTCAACGTTATTACGTAGATGTAAATGAGGAAGGCCAAGTTAAATTAGATTATAATCCAGAAGAGCTCCAAATATCCGTGGAAGCCGGTGTTAATTTTACGATTCAAAAAACCCGGGCTTTACAGCAATTGATATTTTTAATGAAAGCATCCCCACTATTTCAAGAGTTCATGAACCAAGAAGGCTTGCCCGTTTTATTGGATAACATTGATATGCGTGGAATAGAGCATTTGAAACAAGTATCTGAAGAATATATGGAGAAAGTTAAAGCAGCTAGAGAAGCTCAGCAAGGACAACAACAAGCTGCTCAGCAACAAGCCATGGCCCAGCAGCAACAAGTGGTTCAAGCAATGCAAATGGAAATGGAGAAGTTAAAACTGGAAAAAGAAGAGTTATCTCAAAAAATTGAAGAATTTACTGCAAACTTGCATTTTAAAATAGCAGAAATGCAGGCTAAGCAAAATCAATTCGATAAAGAAATTCAAATTGAAGAAGCTAAAATCGTTAATGATAGAATGAAGATGCAAGTAGATGCTGATATTGCTCATAGAAATGCTATAGTTCAAGAAGATAAAGCAGGTGCTGAAATCTATGCTAAGAATGCAGAATTGGCAATGAGTGTTGCAGATAGACATTTAAAGCACAAAGAAATGTTAAAAGATGAAGGGGGGAACAAAATTGAGGAAAAAGAATAAAATTATATTAGGATTAGCCCTTGTGTTATGTCTTAATAATCCTACAATGGCTATCTCAATGGGGCGTCATTCCTCTTCATCGCATCATGTTGCTCGTTCGTCCGCGCCCCATTCCAATACAAGCATAACAAAGTCTAATAGTAGTATTTCTTCGCATTCTAGTCCTGTAACTCCAACTCCATCCCCAACCCATACTATAGTGCATGTTCATGAGGCCGCGCCAGCATCAAGTAGTATAATGCCTATGATAACTGGGGCTTTGGGCGGATACGTAATAGCAGATGCATTAAATAAAAATTCAGAAAATAAAGAGGAGAAAAAAGATGAAAGAGAAGAAAAAGCCGAAGCTCGGTAGTGGAAAACGTTTCGCAAAAGGTGTTAAAAAAATAGAAAAAGAAGGTCTGAGCAAAGAAAGCGCAGGAGCTATTATGGCAAATGCTGGTAGAGAAAAATATGGCGCTAAGAAGATGGCAAAAATGTCAGCTGCTGGTAAGAAAAAATAAAGGAGATCTTAATGAAAAGCTGTGGAATAGTAAAAGATAAAAAACCTGTCAAGAGAAAACAAACCAAAGGTCAATTTGAACCTACAGAAGTGGCGGATGGGTTCGGTAAGACACGCTCTAAAGCG